AAATATCTTAAAGTATGCTCAAAGATATGGAAAAAAAGAAGGGCATAACAAAAATGATTTGATGAAGGTAATACATTATGCCATCATTCAATTATCACAAGACCACTATAAAGAGAGTGAATTACAAATGGATTTATTTAATTCACCTCTACGAAGTGTTATGAGTGAAAAATATAATAAGGAGAATATATAATGAAATTAAGTGAAAATACAAAAGAGATTTTGAAAAACTTTTCAGACATTAATCCAAACTTGATGATTAATCCTGGTAAAGAATTAAAAACTATCTCAACAATGAAAAACATTCTTGCTACGGCAAAAGTAGAAGAAGAATTTCCACAAGATATTGCTATCTATGATTTATCAGAATTTTTAGGTGTAATGTCTTTATTCAATAAACCATCTTTTTCTTTTGATGACAAATCTTTATCAATTAGTGAAGAAGGTACAAAAACAAAGTCAAAGTATTACTTTGCTGATGCTTCTATTTTAACAACACCACAAAAAGATGTTAAAATGCCAGAAGCGGAAGTTAATTTTACTTTAACTGAAACTGACTTAACAAAGGTTAAGAAAGCGGCTGCAATGTTGCAATTACCAGATATCGCTATAACTAGTGATGGTGGTGATATTACATTATCTGCTATTGATAAAAAGAATGATACTGCTAATAACTTTAATTTAAAAGTAGGTACAAGTGATAAGACATTTGTATTTCACTTTAAAACAGAACATTTAAAAATGTTACCTGGTGATTATGATGTGGCAATCTCATCTAAATTAATTAGTAATTTCAAACACAAATCTAAATCAATTCAATATTGGGTTGCATTAGAGAATACAAGTAAATATACTGGCTAATTTAATGAGGATTTTATTATGGAAAACTTTTTATGGGTGGAACAATACCGCCCAAGTACAATAGATGAATGTATCTTACCTGTTGAAATTAAGAATACATTTAAACAATTACTATCTAAAGGTGAAATACCTAACTTACTACTTAGCGGTACTGCTGGCACAGGCAAGACTACTGTAGCAAAAGCATTATGTAATGAACTTGATTTAGATGTAATGATGATTAATGGTTCTGACGAAGGTCGTTCCATTGACATTGTAAGAAATCAAATCAAAAACTTTGCTAGTACAGTATCACTAAATGAAAGTGATAAACCTAAAGTTGTAATTGTTGACGAAGCAGATTATATGAATGCTGAGAGTGTTCAACCTGCTTTAAGAAACTTTATAGAAACATTTAGTAATAACTGTAGATTTATTTTTACATGTAATTACAAAAACAAAATCATTCCTGCCATCCATTCCAGATGTACTGTAATTAATTTTACAATACAGAAAAAGGATAAAGAGAAACTTGCAGGACAATTTCATCAACGATTATCTAAAATACTAGAACAGGAAACAATTGATTTTGACCCTAAAGTATTGGCAGAATTAATTATAAAATTCTATCCTGACTTTAGACGAACTATCAATGAACTACAGCGTTATAGTGTAAGTGGTAAGATTGATACTGGTATACTTGTATCTATTTCAGATATGAATATACAAGGTCTTAATCAGGCACTAAAGAAAAGAAACTTTCCAGAAATGAGAAAGTGGATAGTTGATAACATAGATAAAGACCCCGCAGGTCTCTACAAAGAACTGTATGAGAACTTTTACAAAGTATTAGAACCTAATACTATTCCTGCCATGGTTATTCTACTTGCAGATTACCAATACAAAAATGCTTTTGTGGCGGATCCTGAATTGAATATGGTCGCTTGCCTTACAGAAATTATGGGTGAGTGTAAATTCAAGTGAGTGCAAGAAATCTCCGCTCAAGTAAAAAATCAACACCTAATGATGTCGTAATGACACCGCCTGAAACGGCGAAATGGATAATTGATTATTTTAAACCCACAGGTAAAATACTAGAACCTTGTAGAGGTGATGGTGCATTTTATAAACAATTTACAGGTAAGAAGGATTGGTGTGAGATATCTAAAGGTAGAAACTTTTTTGATTATAAGAAAAAAGTAGATTGGATAATTACAAATCCACCTTTTAGTATCTTTGATGATTTTCTATTACATGCTTTTAATGTTGCAGACAATATTGTATTCTTTTGTCCATTAAATAAAGTGTTTAAAGGTAAAAGATTAGATATAAAGATTAAAGAATATGGTGATATAAAAGAAATTATACATATGGGTGGTGGTAATTCATATGGATTTCCATTTGGATTTTCTGTTGGTTGTATTTACTATAAAAGAAATTATAAGGGTAAGATAAAATATAAGAGGGTGTATGAATAATTATAGTTTAACAGAATATCTAACCAGTATAAATTGGTCTAAAAAAAGATTAATGGATACTGATGATAAAGATTGGGAGAAGAAATATCCTGCTTATATAATCAATAAAGGTCTATCATATTTTCCAGATACCGTAATGTATGCTAATGAAATGAATAGATTGCACCATGCCACAAAACATATGCAGTTTTCATTTTTACTAAATACTATTAGACCTAAAAAAAGGTTTAGTAAGTGGTTAAAGGCGTCAAAGTTAAGCAACCTAGATGTGGTTAAACAATATTACGGATATAGCAACGAAAAGGCTAAACAGGCACTTCAATTGCTTACGAAGAAACAAGTTGATTACATAAAAGAACATTTATATAGGGGTGGAAAAAAATGAGTGAAACTATAGAATGGAAACCAGAGCATATGCTCGAAGTCAAGTTAAGAGAACCTGACGATTTTCTAAAGATTAGGGAAACACTTACAAGAATTGGTGTAGCAAGTCGTAAAGAACGAAAGATATACCAATCATGCCACATACTACACAAACAAGGTCGCTATTTCATAGTACATTTTAAAGAGTTATTTGCTTTAGATGGAAAGCAAAGTAATATTTCTGCTAATGATGTTGAGAGAAGAAACACTATCTCACAATTACTAGCAGATTGGGGATTAATTGAGTTGATTAGTCCTGTTGAAGACAAGGCGCCATTATCACAAATCAAAGTTTTGCCATTTAAGGAAAAGAATGATTGGATACTGGAACCTAAATATAATATTGGTAAAAAACCAAGTGAGGAGACCCATGCAGATACCAGACCCAGCGAACAAACAAATACTACTACAAGCGCTTAAGGCACACGCTCAAGGCCAAATAGATAAACACAAAGCAAATGTGGATATCTATCTACGAAATGCCATTGGCATTGGCGAGCATTCTGATATTGTGGAAACAATTGAAAAAGAAATTGACCATATTGCCAAATACGAAGACCAATTAGAAGTTATCAAAAAACATTTTGATAATTAGGCTTGACTTTTCAAGTCATTTGTGATATAATACACATATATTAATGCAAGAATTTTATACAAATGTTTCACCTTACGGTGACGAATTATTAGTCCGTGGATTTTCAGGTGGAAAGCGTTTTGAGGATAGAGTAAGTTATGTCCCAAAACTATATCACCCATTCAAAGGTAAAACTACACACAAAGCATTAGATGGCACACCTCTAGTAGCAAGAACTTGTAAATCTGTTAAAGAAGCAAGAATGCTAATTAAGAGATACGAAGACCACCCTAACTTTTTATACGGCACAGATAGATGGCAATATCAATACATTGCAGACTATTGGCCTGGTCAAGTTGAATATGATAAAGAAAAATTAAGAATATACACAATTGATATTGAAGTTGAAAGTGAACAAGGATTCCCTAATCCTGATGACGCTGAAGAAAAAATGATTTGTATTACTATTAAAGATAGTGTTCGTAAATCTATTTTAGTTTGGGGTATTTCTGAATATACAGTTAAACAAAAGAATGTACAATATATTAAATGTGATAATGAAAGAGATTTACTTAAAAAGTTTTTAGGTTTCTGGAAAGAATATACACCAGATATTGTCACAGGTTGGAACAGTAAATATTTTGATGTACCTTATTTAATTAATCGTATTGCAAAAGTATTAGGTGAAAGTGCCATAAAAAGAATGTCGCCATGGGGTCTAGTAGATAGAGATACGGCATATCACAATGGTAGACAGGTAACATTTTTTAGATTATTAGGTATTGCACAATTAGACTATTTACAATTATATGCCAAATTTACAATTAAGAACCAAGAACGATATACACTTGACCATATTGCATTTGTTGAGTTAGGTGAAAAGAAAGATAAAAATCCTTATGATACTTTTAAAGAATGGTATCAACAAGACATACAATCTTTTATAGATTATAATATTGTTGATGTTGAGTTAGTTGATAAACTAGAAGATAGATTACAGTTAATTGAATTGGCATTAACAATGTCTTATAATGCTAAAGCAAATTTTGAAGATGTCTTTAGTCAAGTAAGAATGTGGGACACAATTATATTCAATGAATTGTTAAAAGAAAATACTGTAGTTCCAATGAGAAAGATTGGTAGTATTCAGGCAAAAGAACTTGTTGGTGCATATGTAAAAGAACCTAAAGTAGGTTTCCATGATTGGGTAGTATCATTTGATTTAAACAGTTTGTATCCACACCTTATTATGCAATACAATATTTCGCCAGAAACTATTTTAGAACAACAAAAAGATATAAAGATTGATGATTTAATAAACAAGACGGTTGATACCTCTGATGGTAATTGTATGGCTGCTAATGGCACATTGTATAGAAAAGATAAACAAGGTATGTTGCCACGAATTATACAAAAAGAATATAATGCTCGTACAGTATTCAAAAAGAAAATGTTAGAAGCAGAGCAACAATATGCCAATACTAAAGATAAGAAGTATGAAAAACTGGCAAGAAAATATTATATCATTCAGCATTCTAAAAAGATATCCTTGAATAGTGCTTACGGTGCAATTGGAAACAAATACTTTAGATATTATGACCATAGACAAGCAGAAGCAATTACAATGTCTGGTCAATTAAATATTAAATGGATTGAGAAGAAATTAAACGAATACTTTAATAAGTTATATAAAACTGATGATGATTATATTATTGCTAGTGATACAGATTCCGTATATATCAATATGGCGCCACTAGTTAAGATGACTGGCGCCACAGATAAAGTAAAGATTGTAAAGGCGCTTGATAAGTTTTGTAAAGAAAAGGTAGAACCATATATTGCCAAAGTTTATAAAGAACTGGCAGATTATATGAATGTATATCAACAAAAAATGGAAATGGCAAGAGAAGTAATTGCTGATAGAGGTATCTGGACGGCAAAGAAAAGATATATTCTTAATGTCCATAATAGTGAGGGTGTTCAATATCCTGAACCTAAATTAAAGATTATGGGTATTGAAGCAGTTAAAACCTCAACGCCATTACCTTGTAGAGATAAACTTAAAGAAAGTTTTAAGATATTAATGAATGGTGATGAAAAAGAAATGAAAGAGTTTTGTGTAAATTTCCGTAGAGAGTTTGAACTATTACCGCCAGAAGATATTGGTTTCCCTCGTAGTGTAAATAATGTTGATAAGTATTCTGACACTACATCTATCTACAAGAAAGGTACACCAATGCATGTTAAAGGTGCATTATTATATAATCATTTATTGAAAACAAAAAAAGTATCACATAAACATCAAGCGATATATGAAGGTGATAAAGGTAAGTTTGTACATTTAAGAAAGAATCCTTGGAATGCCAATGTTATTACATTTATAGGTAGTTTGCCAAAAGAATTTGATATGCATAAACTTATTGATTATGAACAACAATTTACTAAATCATTTATGGATCCTCTACGATTTATATTAGAAGCAATAAACTGGAAAGTGGATGCAAGTGATAGTAATACAATTGAGGATTTCTTTTGATATTAAACGACCAAGATAGTACCTGGGCAATGAATTACTTTAT